GAGCGCATCGCCACGCTGGAGGAGAACGCCAGCAACAGTGCTGCCGCCGCCAAGGACAGCGCGGAGGCAGCCAAGACCAGCGAGACCAAGTCCGCCGCCAGCGAGAAGAACGCCAAGACCAGCGAGACCGCCGCCCAGCGGGCCCTGCAGGACACGGAGACGGAGCACACCGCCGCCTTGCAGGACATCGCACGGGCCCGCACCACAGCCCTGACCGACGTGGCAGCTTCCACCAAAACGGCCACCGCTGCGGCAAACATTGCCACCCAGCAGGCCACCGCCGCTGCGGGGAGCGCTTCCACCGCCACCACCAAGGCCGGGGAAGCAGAAAAGAGCAAGACGGCAGCGGCCACCTCTGCTACCAATGCAAAGGCCAGTGAGGAAGCATCCAAGAACTGGGCGGAGGAAGCTAAAAAGGCGGCAAACACCGACACGACCGTCTCCATCGCAGGGGCCCCCGCCGATGCTGCGGCGGTAAGAAAGCTGATCGAAGAATCCCTTGCCGCTCAGCGTGCGGAGGATTACGCCAGAATCAAATTCTGGGCCAGCAACGACCCCACCAGCCCGGCAAGCTTTATCGGCGGCACATGGGAGCGCGTCGAAGGTGAGTTTATCATGGGCGCTTCCAGTGCCTACCCTGTGGGCACCACCGGCGGCAGCGCCACCCACACCCAGACTACTGCCGAAATGCCGAGCCATAGCCATAGTGGCAGTACCGGCAGCGCTGGTTCCCACAGCCACAGTGCATCCACCGACAGCGCAGGCTGGCATAGCCACAGTGGCACGACCGATTGGGCGGGTTCGCATACGCATGATGCAACTATCAACAGTAACGGTAGCTCCACAGGTGGAAACAGCGGTTTGGTTAGTTCGTCCATGGCTTACGGTGACAGCTACCATAAGGCTACTATAACAACCAAATCCGCCGGTTCCCACACCCACAGCTTCAGCACGAACGGCACGGGAAGCCACAGCCATACCGTGAGCATCGGGGACGCTGGCGCTCACTCTCATACCGTGAGCATCGGCAGCACCGGCAGCGGGCAGGCAATGGACATCCTGAACCCTTACTATGCCCTGTACATCTGGGTGCGGGTGGATGATGCAGCATGAAAGGAGCGCACATGAAAATTATTGACGAGACTGGCATTGTGCTGACCACTGAGCCGGATCTGGAAGCTGGCTATCTGGTGGAAGATGTGGAAGTTGTTCACCATGATGCCGTAGAGGGCACAGCTCCGCAGTGGCACAGAGAGACCGCAAAGCTGCCGGACGGCTCTCTCGCCATCTACTACCGGGATGGTAAAGAGATTGGCCGGGACATGGTGAAGGTCATCGATGTGCCCGGTGTTGACCCTCAGCCCGCCTGGGATGAGGAAGTGCCGGTGATGCGGTACATCCGCTACACCGCCGAAGAGCTGGCTGCACAGGCTGAAGCCAAGAAAAAGGCAGAAGAAGCCGCTGCCGCCGAAGCGAAGAAAAAGGCAGAGCTGGAAACCGTGCCGGGCCGCATGGACGCTCTGGAAGCGGCAAACGACGACCTTGTGCTTATGATGGCCGATTTGATTGGAGGTTAAAACTATGAAAACGCTGAACAACCTGAAACTCCGCATCATGGTGCGGGCATTCCGCATCCGGCTGAACAACGGCGAAGCCTTTGAGGCAATCGCGGCGGATTACCCTGCCCTGACCGCTGACGACCTGGAAGCTATCCACGTCCAGCTGACCGAGAAGGAGGCGCAGAGCAATGGATGACCTGAAGGTGCGCATCACACTGGGTGACACGACCCTGGAGGGCACATTGGACGAGCTGCTCGAGAGCGGAACTTTCAAAATGGAGTATGACCAGGCAGGGCTTAACAAGATCGTGCAGGAAGCTATTGCCCTACAGAGAGCTGAGTATCAGAAAGACCCGCAGCATTACCATGTGCATACCATGACCATGGACGAGCTACCGCATCATCCCTGCACAGCAAAACCGGGAGCGCATACATTCGGCAGTGAAATGTATGGGATTCGACATTTCAATGCATGGCCAATCTGCAGTGGAAAGCATGTCACGATTTGGCCCAATGATGACACCGGTACGAGTTGGCGAGTTTATGTGGGAGGCACTTTGAATACTGCAAAGGAGGCACAGAGCAATGCCCAGAACAATTCTTGACGTTTCCCGCTGGCAAGGCAGCATCAACTGGGACAAGGTCAAGGCCAGCGGCCTTGTCTCCGGCGTGATGATCCGAGCCATGGGCAACAGCAAAGAGGGCAAACCCAGCAAGCCGTACCTCGACCCCTATTTCGTCCGCAACTACGCCGAGTGCACCCGCGTAGGGCTGCCGGTGGGCGTGTACGGCTACTTCAAGGCCACCACCAAGGCACAGGCCGACAAGGAGCTGGCCCTGTTCAAGCAGGCGCTGGGCGGCAGAGCCTTCCAGCTGCCGGTGGCTGTGGACATCGAGGACAAGCTGCAGGCGGCCCTGAGCAAGTCTGCCCTGACCGACATCGTAGCCCACTGCCTGAGCGTGGTGGAGAGCTGGGGCGTGTACGCCATGCTGTACACCGGCCTGTACTTCGGGCAGAACAACCTTTACATGGGTGGCGCGGCCCTCAAGTCCTACGACGTATGGCTGGCGGCCTACCGCACCAAGAAGCCCGCCCCTGACTGGGCCTTCGGAATGTGGCAGTACACCAGCAGCGGCAAGATTCCCGGCATCGCCAAGGGCGCAGACCTGAGCGTGGCCTACAAGGACTACGCTGCCATCATCCAGCGGGCCGGGCTGGGGCAGGTCAGGGGGTGAGACCGATGGCAAGTTATCTGATTTCAGATGCACCATACGCACCCTGGCTCTCGGAGGTTCTAGCTACACTGGAAGAGCACAAGATCGACCGCATCACCGTAGCAGCGCCTCTGGCAGATGGTGAGGTGTTCACGGGGTACTACAACATGAGTACCCAGGACAAGGCCCTGCTGGCATCCAATATCCAAGCAGATGCCGTTCTGGATGCGGTGTGTCACAACGGACAGCGCATCCAGCAGGCGTGGGAAGATGATGAGGAGGGGTGAGACCGATGTGGCAGTTTATCACGGAGTATTGGGCCGGGTGGCTCTGTGCTCTGATCGGCGGCGCGATCCTTGCCGCCATCCCCAAGATCAAGGCCCTGTGGGACGCGGTGCTGGCCCTGCTGCACGACCGCATCTATACCGAGTGCTACCGTTTTATGGAGCTGGGGTACATCACCCGCGACGGCCTGCGCAACCTGAATTACCTCTACAAGACCTATCATGTGATGGGCGGCAACGGCACCGGCACGGAATTGTACAAGAGAGCCTGCGCTTTACCCATCCACGACTGAAGAAAGGAACTGACATTATGAACGCACACATCACTGAGAACAACACCCCCGCCATCCCCGCCGTGACCATCGCCCGCACTGTTGTGCTGGCACTGGCCCTCGTCAATCAGCTGCTGAGTGCAGCAGGCAAGCCGGTGCTGCCCATCGACAGCGCCAGCGTGGAGCAGTGGGTGACCGCTGGCCTGACCACCGCTGCCGCCATCTGGGCATGGTGGGAGAACAACAGCTTTACTCCCGAGGCCATCCGCGCCGATGAGCTGCTGGATCAGATGCAGGGGAAGATCAAGTAAGATCCAATTACCGTACATAGCAGCAGCCCCGGGGGACCTGATGGTTCCTCGGGGCTGTTTTCTTTTGGCATGTTTCGGCATATTCCGACGCATTCCGCATTATCCAGCACATTCTGACATTTTCCGGTTAAAGTTGGATAGAAAGGATGTGCAAACT